ATTGCCGTATGTTTTTGTGTTCAGGTTCTGCACCCATTTGTCCGGTAACTCCAACAGCTTACATTCGTTCAGGAATGGTTCAGGATCGTAATACATAGCGACCTGTATAAATTCCGAAACGGTCATATCAAGTTTGAACGGGAGCATCAGAAATTAAATTTAGCGGGTTTGATTTTTGCTGCACGGTGTTTCTTTGTCCCATAACGGGCCGCATCGATAGCATGGTTAAAAGCATCAATCGGTTTGTTTGTCGGGTTGCCCTGTGAATCCATTACCCATGCGTAATTTCGTAATTCTTTGATCAGGTTTCCAGATCGCTTAGTTACGTGAATTTTAAACTGCTTCATCGTGTCAATACCCGTACGAATCGAATCCGGGCCTTTTTCTGTCGGCTTAATGTTATACCCTGCCCGCCTGATTTCTTCAATACTTTTCGGTTCAGAACTATCCGCTTCAATTTCATCATATCCCGGTCTGACACCGTTTGCCTTATAAAGCTGTATAATGTCTGCATTGGTTAACTGTGTTCGGTAAAATACTTCATCCAGATAAAGATCGCTACCTAAAACGGCTGTATTGATTAGGGCTGACGGATCATTAGTAAACCCAAAATCCTGCCCGTAAATGTTCTGTATGCCTTCTGGTATTTGATCAACTAAAGTAAACTCAGGGAATATCAAGCCTTCATAACTTCCGTACTCACAATCAACGTGAATACGCTTAAAGTTCGGATCGATCATTGCCCTCCGGATAATCCTGTTACGTTCCGTTTCCGGAAGAAATGGATTATCTAAATAGTTGCTCAGGATTACATCGACATCACCGTAATATTCAATAAACTTTTCAAGCCAGAATTGTTGAGTAGGGTTAAAGTCACCTATAACTATTTCGGAACGACGGGCCAGTTCATCCCATACTTCAAATTTCAGGCTGTTAATCTCGTTACCATACAGCATGTAACGCCTTGCCCCTAAAGCCTTATCAATCCTATCTGCACTAAAAAACTCAATGATTGATCCGGATTTAAGTTTATACAGGCCTGATGTAGAATTATAATCGTATGAATTAAACACGTTGGCCTGTGTCATTAGTTGCTTCATAATCCTTATAACTCCAATATCAAGGTGTGGACGGGATTCAGAAACAATAGTGATTATACGGTTACGCTCCCGCATTGCAACGGCAAAAATAATAAATATCATCAGGTCAAATGTTTTGCCTGAACCCGTGCCGCCCTTGTGAATGATTACCTTTGATCCGGCTTCGTATGACTGCCGGGTTTTTTTGAATATTGTTCCGTACTGAATATCAACCGTTGTGTGTGCCATCGATCAGGTTGATTATTACGCTACCGGATAAATCAACCTCCTGCTTATCAGTCCATCCAAAGTTTTTAAGAGCAAATATGGCCCCGGTTGTGTTGTTGCTGATCAGTAGCTTTTCATACTCGTTTTCAATGAACATCCGGGCTCTTTTAATAGTGTAAGAGAAATTTTCCCGTTTTTCGTAATCATAAAACGATTGTCTGCTTTCAAATCCTAAATGGTAAGCCAGCCCGGTTATAGTCAATTTACCTGAATTAGTTTTGATATAATCGGAAATAGCCTCCTGCATTAACTCAGGTGTTTCGTATGTAGGATGTACGCCCATGCCGTCAAAGGTAAGTAATTAATCAGCGTTTGTCAATAGGTAAATTCTCGGTTAATTCCACCGGCTCGTCATCCCATGTTATGGTACGTCCGGTGAGTTTTTCGATTGTGCCAGATGGAAGTTGTATCATATTAGCACCATTACCCTCAACAATCCAATATGTCCTGTTTGTTCTTCTTCGTGGTTCTTTAGAATAAATATATTCATCACCATCTTGATCAACTGCTACCCATGCCATGTTAGCCTCCTTTGGTTATGATTTTTTTGATAACCTGTATGTCATTACAGTAAATGTTTCGATTCCACGAACCTTAGTCATTAACCGTTTTGGAGTTTGACTTATTACGATAACTTCTTTAACTCCATCAAGTATTACCTTATCACCAAGTGTAAATTTGGTATTCATTTCTGATTTTTCCATTTCTTTCCGTTTTTCACCCCTCAATGTCGGGGGCGGGGTTGGTGTTAACTACAAGGATATCATCATCATCAAATGAATGGCAATCAGGGCAGTAATGGTGATCTTCCTCAATATACCATCCTGAATCTGTTGCAGTATCAAGCGTTGGTTCAAGTTCTGTCCATCCTGCGTAATCAGTGTTTTTGTTTGCATCTAAACCGCAAACATCGCAAATGATAGTATAAATTGTAATTTCTTTAATCACTTTCCGCCCCTTTCTTCCATGAACTTGGCGATAATTGGCCTAAGCCCTTCGATACATTGTGTTAATTGCATTTGTTGATATTGCAAAACCGTAAATGTAGTCATTGTGTTAGGGTCGGCTGCTTCTGATAAGTTTGCAATCGAAACATTTAAAAGTTCCAGTTTTGATTCCCAGGTATAAAGCAGCTCCGCAAACTCCTGGGCAATCTGCTTGGCGTATTCATCCATTGCATTAAGCACATCTTGAGTAAAATACTCTGTGTTTCCCGTTACATTTTTGAACGGGCAATGTGATTCTAATATTTCAGCTTTCGTTTTCATGGCTCTGTTTTGTTATGGTTATCTGATCCGGGTCAAGTGCATCACCATATCCGTTCATTGCAGCGATTATGATTAATTCACCATCCTTAAATTCGATCTTAGCCTTTACCTGTCCGGCAAAGTCAATCTCAAATGTTTGCGCCTGCCCCATCTCGCTTTCGGCAAAGCGGACACCGGCCTGAAAATCAACTTTACAAACAATCTCAGCTCCGTAAAAATCTCTCGGCAACTGTTTATTATTATCGGCATATTTTTGAGCCGCCTGTTCAATTTTTTTCTGGTCAATCATGGTTGGTTGGTTTTTCGGTTAAGGTTAATTCGGTGCCGGTCAGGGCGAATTTATATCTTTTCCCATTTAAAATATCGCTAATGGTAGATTTTGCACAACCCATTTCTTCTGCAATTAAGTATCTTTTCTTACCAATTTTTGACATCTCAAATATTTCATTCAATTGTTTCGGGCTAAATTTTGCATTATACAATTTATCACCATTTTGTTTTAAACCTATCCTATGGGCGTGTAATTGATTTTCAGAATTTGTAACCCATTCTAAGTTAACAAAGTGGTTGTTAGATTTATTCCCATCAATATGGTTTACTTGATTTTTTCCGCTTATTTTCACGACATACATTTCTGCAACAAGCCTATGTATATTTCTCTGAATTTGAATACCAGCTATTGTAAGTGTTACCTTTAAATAACCATTTCCGTTATTTTGAGGCTTTAACTTTCTATTTGTTTTAGAATTAATTACTTCCCCCTTTTCGGTTACGTAGTATTTTGTATTTCCAATTTGCTTCATAAAATTAATTCTTTTTGTTCGATACAAAAATACGTATTTTGTAATGAATGAACAAACTTTATGTATGTTTTTTTTGAATTAATTTTAAGGTAATATCCTTTTTTATCACAATAAAGCCATTCAATCTTATTTTTTAACCTTTCAAGCCATTCCGGGGTGAGGGGGATGGGTTCAAATGCTATATAGTCACCTATATTTGAATCGTGACATTTGCCGTCATTGTAGTAAATGACGTTACCAAGAACACCAAAGACTTCAATAGCTTTTCCGTGGTAATTTACTAAATTTTTATGCCTCAGTTCATTCGCTTTCATATCGGTTCTGTTAATTGATTTTACATTCCATTTTCAGGGCGCTATCCTCAGTCAGTTGAGGTTAGCGATGAGGTATAACCAATTCATTTTTTTGAGTTGGCGAGTTAAGTCCGGCAGCTTCCATTTCCCGATGAAGGTTTGCAATAGCCAATTTTACATCAAGCGGAGCAATTCCGCCAGAAGTGGCTATTCTTACTGCATGACTTTTGCCTTCTGCTTTTATAGCAATGTAAAAATCACCATTACCACCTATAAAGGTTTCAAGTTCATTTTGATTTATGTCGCAATCATCTGTTAAAAGTCCCATGTTGTTTGAATTAATTTGTAAAAAATAAACTGGTCATACCGGCAATCCGTTAGCATCATAACAATTTAAACACAAAAGTAACGGTTTCATCTGCATCAATCGCCTGAACCTGAATATATCCGGTAAACTCATCTGCATAGAAAATCCACCGATCCTGGGCTACTTCACGCCAGCAGTGTTTATCGTATCCGTCCTGAACATAGAGCAGTTTGCAGTCAACAGGCATGGTCTTGTATATCTCGGTGCAGATCCACCGGCCTGTATATTCGTGCCGGGTGTCCTCGGTGAATCGGTACGCTATGCAGGAGTTCTGACACTGGTATTCTATGTAATCCTTTGCCGTCACGGTTCGTTGCCATTCAGAATACAGGTGCATGTCCTGTTTGATCCTGGCTTTGCGGTTCTGTAGCATTAATGTTTGGCTGAACCCGGATAGGGTCAGCAGGATTAGGATTGTGGTTAGGGTTGGTTTCATGGGGTTGGTTTTATTATTGCCTTTGCTTTTCTGATTGCATTTTTTTCATTGATAGCGTAAACGATATGACCGTCAATGTTAAACTCTTTCAATCCTTTTCTTTTAAGTTCAATTATTTTATTCTCTTTGATTTTCTTTAATTCAGCTCTTTCATCTTCTGATAGATAAAAATCAGAATTACTTTTATGCGGGCTGTTAAATATTCCAGCCATCGCATACATTAGCATAAGTTTATACATTTGACTTTTATACATTTTCATCCGTTTTTAAGTTTACAATCTGGTTAGTTCTGGCTGTATAGGTCTGACTTTTGCAGACCTATTTCGGAGTTATATTGCATTTAAAAGAACCGCACTTTTCAAGTTACTCGCTCCGTCCGATGGGTCGATAAACATTCCATAATTAAAATACAGATTGTTTTTAGTTTGCAATATTATTTCCGTTGTTCTTGCTTTATTTTCGACTATTTCAAAAACTTTGAAACGGAATGATTTTCTTGGATGGTCGTGAACATCTCTATGAAATTCACAAGCAATCACATCACCTTTTTTAAGGCTTTCAAAATCTTCTTTCGTTTTTAACTCTTTAGTTTGTATCATTTTAAAATATTTAAGTTGTTAATAATAAACGCAATATAACACCGTGTATAAGCAATGGCACATAAGCGGTGTAGGTAATTTGAAAGTGTGCACAAGTGCCACTGCTCATACACGAATCGTTATTTCTCCCCCGTTTCAATACACAACATCGCCTCAGTTGACCGCTTTAATACAACAGAAAACAGTGCTGAAACATCCTTTTTGAACTGCTTAACCTGATTCCGGTTAACGAGAACGCTGGTTGTAAAGTAACCGATCTTTTCACCGTTAACTAAATCTACCCTGAATATGTGGACTTGTGCGGTCATAGCTAAATGTTTTCGATTAGTTTCTGCCTTATTTTTGCCTTTTGATCTTTACTGATACTTGCATTTTTATCTACATCAGTAAGGAAATTTAACATCCTTTGATTTAATTTTGATGCAGTTCTAAGCGAAATATTGTATATCCGCTTTCTTCTTTGCGCATTTGCTTCGTCAAATCCTGCTGGTATAAACATTTTAATCCGTTTTAAGACGTTTTTACTCTTGCGTGTACTCTTTGTTGATTTAATCCTGATCGTTCGCCTACGGGCTTAATTTGAAGCGACAGGGGTAAATTTGCCCCTGAAGTTAATCTGCTGGCTCGTATGTTTTGCTAAATATATCAGGCTTGCAAGGGTAAAATTCTCCGCTTACGCCTTTAATAATCCAATCAAGGTTTGATGCAGTCATCACACCCTCTAATGTTCTTATGTGGAGTTCTTTGCTTTCGTAGGCAAGTTCTTCTGCATTTTCATAATTAATTTTACTTCCGTGAAAATCTTGCATAAAGTTCATCACTTCATCAAAATTTTTTGCATCTGCGTTCCATTGAACAGCCTCAATGATAACTGGTTTTTTTCTAAATTTTGGCATTGCTTTGTTTTGTTAGGTTACTATTCGGGTTAATTAAAAATGTTTTACTGCTGTTTCCCGCCTGTCCTTGTGCGGGTCGATTATGCGGTCTGTGATGTACTGTTGCTGATCGGTCGATGGGAATAGTTCGGATATCATCGAATCAACCATTATCCGGTAATGATTGTAACAGGTGTATCGCTCATGAACCCGCTTGATTGCATTTAGTACAGTTGCATGATCAAAATTACCGAGTTCTACCCCTGTAAATGCTAATGACTTACCCAGCCCGATTTTGATCAGTGTCATTGCCAGTTGCCGGGGTTCTACAATTTCGGGCCGGTTGCAGGCCATTGTGATCTGTTCATCTGTCAGGTCGTGGAACTGCGCTATAACCTGCCTGATTCGTTCCGGTGTCGGTTGCTCCGGCTGTGGTTTCGGTCTGAACTGGTCGGCATATTCGTGCATTAACCGAACTATGCCCGGGTAATCAATCAATATGCAATCATCTATTGGGTTCGGCTCTAATCCGTGTTCAGATAGTATTTCATCCGGTGTTTTCATGTGGTGGTGTTTAGTGCAAAGTTACACAATGTTAATAATTTGTCAACAGGTTTAAATGAACAGGTGTTCAGAATGCCGGTTTTATTCGTTCAATGCAGCGGCGGATCAGGTCGAATGTTTCGGCTTTGTTGATTGTTTGCGGAGTAACCCGGATCAGGCTTAATCCTGCTGCGGTTAGTTCATTGTATTTATCCAGATCATTCAGGAACCCAACTGAATGCGTATGCCTGCCGCCGGACCATACCCCGCCCTCTTTTTCGATTACCAACCCGTACTGAGGCAAATAGAAATCACATCGCCATTTGCGTTTTGGGTGAAATCGGTACTCTGTAATCACCTCTGTATCGAACCGGCGTTTAACTTCCTGAATAAATGCGATGTCCTGAATGTTCATACTGCTGCAATTAAATCGTTCAAATCAAATTCATTTTCAATCAGAAAATCAAAATATTCACGGAGCGCAATTAAACGGGCTGCATTTTTTGTTATTTCGTGCGTATCAATCTGTTTTATAACAGCGTTGGCAATAACTCCGGCTGTTGTGGTGCTGCCATCTTTAAACAAAGTTTGTGCAGATTCGGCCTTAACCTGTGTTTTTGCCCGTTCAAATATTTCGGCATAGCGTTCAGCGGTTAAATTTATCAGCCCGATTTTCTTTAGGTGCGTAAACTTTGAGCCGCCAAAGTCAACCAGTTCGCCTGATTCACGGTATTTTGTAAATGAAGTCCGGCAAGCCTCGTTCATTATTTCGGATATTTCTACTTCGGTTAGTTTTTCTTCTGGTTCGTCTTGCATGGCTTGCTTTCTGATTACTTCAATTCGGTTGAATGATTCCTGATATGCTTTAAAAAACTGATGGCAGGTCTTTACATTTATACCCATGTATTCTCCGTATTCGCCCCGGATTCCGTTTTTTATTGCCAGTCCGACCTCTTTTATTGATAGCGTTTTGAAGTAGGTGAAAAGATCGTCTGCCACACTATCGGCCAGAACCAACATTGAGCGGTTTATTGTTTCCTGCGATTCACCTTTTACGGCAAAACCTGCATCTGAATAGGCTTTTAATAAAAACCCGTTACATTGCCTTGCGATTTCCTTAACCGACATTGACAATATTTTAGGGCTGTTCTGCTGGGCTTCGATTATAGCCATTTCAGCACCGCTATATTTTGCCGGGACTTGTCCGGTGTATTTTACAATCTCATCCATTTTCCTCTAATTTATCACGTTCATCCATCAGTTTATTTACGCCTTCGTAAGTGTCCATCAGGATTTCAATGTTTGTCTTTTTGCCAAGAATCGGATATTTAGGTTCAAAACCGTTTCTACCGGGCTGTATCGTATTTCCTGAATTTGAATTGTTATTTTCCCAAGTATGAACGGCTGCTTTCCAGTCCTTCATCGGATTTCGCCCTACTTTCCAGCCGTTTGATTCGTAATAGTTGAAAAATTTATTATGGTCAATATTGTTTTTGCGTTCAATGCAATATGATTCAATTTCTAAAAGTGATGGTTTAATAAATTTATTTTTCTTTAATTTACTATCATCTTCTTTACTATTATCTTCTATACTTTCCTTTCCTGCTTCGAGGGGGGCTTTAGCATGGCTAAAGGGGTGCTTTTTATTTCCACGTCCACCACGTTTACCCGCTTCTGAAAGCATTGATCTATAAGCTAAATGATCATTTACCCTTTCTGAATAAATGCCATCTTCATTTTCTTTAAGCAGGTCAATTTCAATCATAAAATCAATCAATTTTATTAACTCTGCTTTAGCCATGTTTAAGCCAAGTGAAAGCCCCCCTAAAGCCCCCCTTTTTATTGTTCCATCTGATTCGCAAAGTGATTCAACTATTCCAAAGAAAACGCCGTAACCGTGCCATCCGTACTCTGATCTTAAAGTTAATACCTTTTGATCATTACGGGCGTTGTAATCGTGGTCAAAATAAAATGCGCTCTTTCCCATGACCTTATAAAGTAACAGCCATAAACAAAATACCCAGGCCGCCACAGGGTACGAGACCCAAGCCCAGGTAAATGTTTATGACTGTATTTGTTGATTCGTGTAACATTCTCGTAAATTTTGGCATTACAAATATACAAAACTTTTGCCGGATTGGTGCGGTTTGGTTAAAATAATTCTTTCTGATTGAATGTGTCGGTTAGTGATTTTAAATTTTTCTTTGACAAATCATAATATGATTCCTTTAATTCAAACCCTATCCCAAAACGGGACATTTTAACAGCCTGCCATACTTCCGAACCGATACCCATAAAGGGGGTCAAAACAGAATCACCTTTATTAGTGTACAAGTGTATCAATCGTTCAATAGTATCAAGCTGAAGCGGGCAAATATGCTTTTCATCATTATCATCACGGCCATCTCTCCATCCCTGTAATGTGTTTGAATAGTTAATATCCATCCAAACCGGTGAAGCGTATTTTTGCCATAAATCAACAGGCATATCGGTATTTGTTACCGGGTCTTGCCGATCTCCATCTTTGCGAAAAATAAGCACGTAATCAGGTAAACCAACCCGGCTCATTGTGCTATCCTTTTTAATCTGCTTATGAAGCAATCCAAGAGCCTTTGTCCTTTGCATTTCAATAACCGGGTCTTTCCAAATAGTAACCCGTGAATGATAAATAAATCCCTCATCCTCAAATGCCGTTCTGATCATCCCTGTAAAGTCACGTAATCCGATAAACCCCTCTTTCCCCTTTTGAATAGGAATATCCATGCAATGAATAGCAACATTGCGCCCCGGCTTAATAACCCTGTAAAGTTCCTTAACCAAATATCCAAACTGAATCAAAAATTCATTGTAGTCCTTTGAGTTACCCATATCCTCTAAATGACTGGAATAAGTATAAAGTTCAGCGAAAGGCGGGCTGAATACTGAAAATCCTACCGAATCATCGGGTATTGATTTTATCAACTGAACGCAATCACCTCTTTTTATCGAGTAGTATTCGTTTGATACAGATTCAATATCAAGGTCATTATTTTTAAGCATATTACCGCTTAAATTTGCATTTACAGCAAGGCTCATTTCGTTCTGCATGATTTCAAATTGTTTTTGTTTATTGTCAATTGACTGTTTTACATTACTCATAGTATCGGTTGTGATCAGGTAAATGTTAACCTGATCTTTTTGACCAAAACGATATGACCGCCTTATAGCCTGATATAATCCCTCAAAACTGAAATCAAGTGAAGCAAATATCTGATTATGGCAGTTCTGGTAATTCATTCCGAAACTTGCTATTTTAGTTTTTGTAATCAGGATTCTAAATTCATTATTTGCGAACCCTAAAAGCATTTTTTCTTTATAATCATTTGAATCAGATCCAGAAACTTCAATAGCATCAGGAATCAGTTTTCTTAATAACTGGCCTTCTTCATTTTGCTTAATCCAGATGATAAAATTTTCATCCGGTTTGCTCTTTACAATTTCAGCAACTTCATGCAACCGTTCATTTTTAGTCAGCCTTAATTCTGCATTAAAGTTCGTGGCAGATATTATAGCATCATTGAATAACTGCCCGTTATTTCGTTTCGGTGTAATTATTTGACGTTCGATTAAATTAAGACTTGGCAGATCAAACCCGCACATTTGAAAACCTATATCAGTAGGTTTATTTAGCATTATTGACCATGTGCCAATAAACTGATAGAACAACTTTAAAGCATGACCTTTGATTCTCCATTTTGCTGTTTCTCCCCCATCGTGAATAAAGTACATTGCAAGCATTTCGTTCCTTGTCATAACATCTAAGAACTCAGAATGATTACCAAGCTCCATCGGATCGTTTGGCGATGGTGTTGCAGTGCAAGCTAATTTATAAGGAGTTTCTTTAAATGATTCAAGTATCAATCGCTTTGTAGCACCTTCAAAGTTTTTCAAAATTGAACTTTCATCCAAAACAATGCCACCAAAAATAGAGCAATCTATATTTTCAAGTTGCTCATAATTTGATATGAATATTCTTTTTATTCCAGAGTGGTCTTCTGAAGTTACAATCAATCCATTGTTAATGAACCTCGATACTTTTATACCGAACTTTAAACCCTCTGCAATAGTCTGTCCTGATACAGCCAAAGGTGCTAAAATTAATACAGGCTTACCGGTGTGCTTCACTACTTTATCAGCCCAATCCAATTGCATCAAAGTTTTACCAAGTCCGCAATCAGCGAATATGGCATACTTACCAGCTTTTAAAGCACGTCTAACAATGAATTTTTGAAAATCAAATAGGTTTTTATTCAACAATGAATCATCGATTTCAAATCCTGATTCAATGTGGTTTTTCTGTTTTGTTTGCAGGAACTCATTATATTCCATGTGGCGGTAGAATTTAAAACCCCTCCCCGGTTCAGGGTGGCCGCCCCTCCCCGGATTGGGGTTGAGTTAGTTTGTGATGTGTCCGGCCAGACAGTAGCAAAGATAGGTCAATCCGACCCGATTCGGAAAAGTTTAAATGAACGTGGGTTCTTTACAGGATAAATCTGTTCAGTTGGAACCGGCATCGCTGTGAATCCGTCCCGTGTCACATTGCAGGCGTATGAGCCAACTGTGAGTATTGTCGCTTCGTATCGGCTCGAAAGTGTCTTAACGGTTACTTTCTGGCCCGGTTTCAGTTCTGACCGGAATCGGCGGTGTCGGTGGAATGGGTTGAGGTTCATTGTTTCGGTGTGTTAAGTGATTTACTCAGTTCAATATGTTCCCAAAGTCCGTTACTTGCTTTGAACGGCCCCGGCACTCTTTCATGGGTCTGCCTGAGAAATTCCATGTCGGTCAGGTTCGTAATCTGCCGCCTGATCGATCCGATCAGACACGCACCGAACCATGATCGGAAAATGTCGTGTACCTGCCAGGGTGTTATCGGTTTCGCTTTGGCACGGAAGATGAACATTACCTTGTCGGCATAGGTTATCTGATCATCGACCTGAATTGATATCTCGTTTGTGGTTAGTGGTTGCATGGGGGTTGGTGTTTAGAATACAAATTCCTGCTGTTTTTTAATTACTTCGGCTTCGATCTCGGTGATACGGGCCGATAGAATACGGTTTAAATTACAGTTGATGAGAATTTAAACTCCTTTATAAAGGTTAATTTAGCCGGTAAATCAGCCAACAATGCCCATGATTCAAACATCAATTCCATCTGAACCCTGCCGAACTCCAACTTTTCAAGCTGTGTTTTTTCAACCTCGGCCCATGAGCTTGTTCCGAAAAAGCGTTCCATAATTGCTATCAACAGTTGTTTATCCTCTTTTGACGCTGAGCCAATACCGGCCTTTGTCATTTCAGCTTTGATCTTTTCAAGTTCGATTTCTCTTTTATCCCTGCGGTTCTGCTGATCGTAGTTTTCCGATGGTGCGATGTTTGATGTATCAGAAGCCTTTGCCATTGCACCCTTTTCCACGTTTAACAGGTAGTCAATGACCGGCTCAAAGTCTTTAAATGTAGGGTTTTTGAATGTCATGCCATCGATCAATCCTGAACGGTCTTTCATTATCAATGCTTCACGCCAGATAACCGGACGGCCTTCGTCTGACATTTCCTGCTGAATATCCATCCAGATATTAAGGTCAGGTTCAAACGGGGTTTCACCAGCCATTTTCATTTTTACGCCTGACTTTACAAACTCTTTCTTTTTGGTTTCTTCGTTTTCTTCCATGTCATAAGTGTAACCACCCCTGCCGGTAAAAACGATATTACCAACGGTGTTAACGAAAATATCAGCAAACTGTTCCTGCCAAGCTGGGAGTATTTTCCCCCAATCCTGAAGGGTCATAAACGGCTTACGGGCATTTGCTTTGTAATCCCTGACGTACTGATACCATACTTTTGTAAGGCTGTCAATGAACAGGAATCCTATTTCACCAGATTGAAGCATTTTAAAGGCTTCTAAGACATCCGGCAATGATACTGTTTCCTTTACATAGGTATCAATACCGGCGTTCTTAAACATCGGAACAAGGAACCGTGAACCTTTTTCATTGTCGATAATCAACAAAGGTTTTTTTAATCCTGTCTTTTTGTAGAATCCGATTATTAGTTCTGATGCGGTACGGGTTTTTCCTGAACCGGCAAAACCTCCAAAACTGGCTTTGATAAATTCATTTTCTGCTGCGATCTTAGTCGCAAAATCTTTTAACGGCATGGTGGCGGGTGTTATTGGTTCAACTTAATTGTGATTGTGTTGGTTCGGAGCGGGCATTCGTCTGGGAGGGGCATTTCGTCTGCGAAGCGATCATCTTCATTCGATACATAGATAACCGTTTTGACATTATCTTTATCAGCAAGGCAGTTAAACCCCATACTGTCTTTAGCTTCAAAGTACTCCCCCATCGGACAGTCCGAACAGTGTGTAACTTTGGTCAATATTTCAACCGGCTCGCTCCGGTCTGTTTGTCCGCATACGGGACAGGTTTCGGTAATGTTTCGGCAGTGGTCGCACATGGTTGGTTAGGATTTAGAACATCTTGGTAAAAAGCAGTCCATTATTTTGCCTGTACTTCTGTTTATGTGGCTCCGGATACCCTGAACATCATGAGCAAAGTTAAATTTATCAGCGTTCAGAAGCTTCTGAAGGTCTAACTTTGTGCCGTTTAAATGGCAGGCAGTTATGTCCATTGAAAGATCAATCCATTCATCTTCAATAGTTAATTCTTTCATCGCTCTTTTGCATATTTCAACAATAAGAGGAATTTCATCTTTCGGGCAATCCCAGTTGATTTGTGACATTTCGTTTCAATTTTTATGGGTTCAAATAATCGGTTACTTTCTTCAGCAGTACGATGCCAGCGATGATTATAACGGCTCCGGTGATCATGACTTATCGGCTTTAAATTCAGCCAGTGCATCGAGCAGTCGGCGGTAAGTGCTGACGGTGATGTTAAGTGTCCCGCCCTCAAAGTTGTAAATCTGAGTACGTGCTACGCCGGACATCTCGGCCAGTTTGTTGACAGACATTCCGGCCTGATTTCGGATAACCCGGAACTGCTGTCCTGTGTAAAGGATTGGTAAGGTTTTCATGTGGTTTTGGTTTAAGTTTGCCCGTGTAGCCGATAGCGCAGCGATGTGGATTACAATGAAATTAATGGATTAAGATAAGTAAACTCAATTTTTTCTCTGTTAAAATGGTCAATATCACACTGGCCATAAACAGCTGTATTATTAACCCCATTTTTAAACTGAATATGATAAAGTTTTTCAATGTTATACCGGCCAGATATTACCTTTGAGCCTACGTATGACCCGCCACTTGCAAGCCTTTTACATTGATGTATGGAGTAAAAGCAATCATTAAAAGCAATTCTGGTATTAAACTGAAGGTCGGTTAAACGCCCTTCCTTGCGAGCAACAGATTTAATCCAATTTAACTGCTTTTCGCTGATTGAAACCTTCGTGTTTGTTTTCATTATCAGGTTGATTACTTCTAAGGTTGTCATTGGGTCGGTGTGTTAAGTTGATGAAGCAAAGATATACTATTTATAGTACATGTCAAGTGTTTAGTACAAATATTTTATAATTTATACCGATTCTAAATAACGCTAAATCGTAACGTGCTGATATGCACTAAAAAAGGCCGCCCCACCACAGAGCGACCTACCCACCAAGCAAACACAACCTTATACTTTGAAAACTGAATCTTTAATCCAGAGAAGCAACAGCGACAATATGGTGTAGCCTATCCCGGTTTCAATGGATATGGTTTTTGTCACAGCCAACACTACAACCGAAGCTAATAGAATGCAGCCGATCAGTGTAGTTTTCCAATTTAATATTACTCTTGTTTTCATATTCCTGTTGTTTTTATAGGCTATCGGCAACCCGGCAGGATTACCCCGTGTAAACGCATTACCGGGTCGCTTAAGCCTGTTTTGTTTCATTGCTTAGTCTTATTACCGATTTCATATAATTACGCTGAAAACGGCATATAATTTCACCAAACCGCTCATATTTTGAATTGTGCATTCGATCTTCCATTAATCTGGTCAGGTCGGTTTTTAGTTGCTTCAGAT